TATCCAACAGCTTTGTATTGGCTGGATAATCTGGCGGGGCTTGTGTTCGGGTGGTGCTATGATAAATGCCACCAACAAGCAAATCATATAATTATCAGTATGTATAAAAATGTTAATGGGAAATTAAATATAGGTGGCTAGCGCGGCATATATATAATGGGATTGCGCGGGCGTTTGGGCTTGTCGTGTTAGTTTGTGGGATACCTCGGTCTTGCCGAGATCGAAATCCGCATGGGGTCACTAGAGCCACCGGGGGGGTACCCATACTTGCTAGCAATGTCGCCATCGATTTTGTATGTGGGGGGTTATCGGGGTAGGTAAAAAACAGTGCTTTGGGGTAACCCACTGGGGTACTCCCGGCATGTGTGCTGCGGGGGGGTGTATCCCGGCGGGTTATACCCCAGTATACCTACGAATGTTTAATTTGTCAAGCTTTATTTTTTTTTAGTTGACATTTAGGTAAAACATAGTCATAATAGGGGCGTAGGTTGAGTTTGTAATTAGCACATCTCCCCAATTTCAAAAGCACATTTGCACAAAAAGAGTGAGATTGCGGCTACACACGCTCTACCTACCCCCATTTAACCGAAAGATAACCCTATGTTCACCGCAATGCTGCTTATATGCAACGTGTACATGCCTAATTCATGTATAATAGCTGAAGATTCGTGGGGGCCGTACGCTACAAAGGCTGAATGCACCACACGAATAGGTGTAATGATAGGCGAAGTAAAAGAAATAGCCCCAAACATGTTTGTAAAAGCTACACAGTGTGAGTTAACCGTCGAAAAAGGAACGAACACGTGAACTTGCTACCCCAACCACAAGTCAAAAAGCGGGAATTGACCCCACAACAAGTACAATTCCTAGACATACTGTTTGAAAACGGTGGTCAAGTCACTGCAGCAGCCGTAGACGCAGGATACGCAAAGGGTAGTGCCGCGTGGTTACGAAGACATCTAGCTGATGAGATAGTAGACCGCACAAAAGACGTACTGTCTATGAACGCACTCAAAGCAGCCAACCGATTAGTAGACACAATCGACAACCCCGCCCCCGAACGAGGTGACGATCTACGTCTAAAGGCCGCTGAAAGCCTGTTGAACCGTGTTGGTGTCAAACAAGCAGAACAAATTAACCACAACGTAACGGCAGTACACGGCGTAGTCCTGCTGCCACCAAAGAAAGAGGTCGTGATCGATGGCTAAAAAACGTAAACTGTTAACTGAAAATGATTTGTACGCAGGTGAACCTCCTAAAGACATGGCTATGGCCTTTCGTAGAGTAGGTCCACGCCCATCTATACTTTTAGGTCAAGCTTTGGGTGCTTTCAAGAAGTCAACAAAGAAGAAACAAGAATACACAAATATCGATGGTATGAAAATAGCAATCAGAAAAAACCACCGTGGTCGCAAAGCGGCGGGATCATCGGAGAAAAACTAATGAGAAGTGATCGTGAAATACTAAGATTGGCTATTGAAAACATAAAAGAACTAACAGACGAAGAGTTTGATCGTCACAAAGAATTGAAGAAGATGCCTATCAAAGAAAGATACAGCACAAACAGAATGGCAATGGGTGGCAAAGCTTCTCGTGGTCGTAGCGCGGCGTCTAGCGCGGAGAAGAACTAGGTGGCAGGACGCCCAAAAAAGGACCCCGACGCACCCAAAGCCACGTACAACCTGTCTGTAAAGGAACGTGCGCGTCGTGCTGTCCAAAAGAAACTTAACGCAGCCAAGCGTCGTGCTAAAAAAACAACAAAAGCAGCAGAAGACAAACGACGTTACGCCCGCAGACTAGAAAACGATATAGGCAAAGTAGAGAAAGCCCTTGTTGGAAAAGAGACAACAGTTATCGACAAAGGTGATCTTACTGATTTACCTGCTGCGGTTGCCGACCTCGTTGAAGATAGCGAAGTTGTATTCCAGCCGAACCCCGGTCCCCAAGAAGAGTTCCTTTCCGCTGGTGAACGTGACGTGTTATACGGCGGGGCTGCTGGCGGCGGTAAGTCGTTTGCCCTTCTTGCCGATCCTCTTCGTTACTGCCACAACCCTAACCATCGTGGCCTACTGCTTAGACGTACTCTCGACGAACTAACCGAACTGATTGACAAGTCACGCCAACTGTATCCCAAAGCGTTTCCCGGTGCGAAGTTTCGTGAGTCAAAGTCTACGTGGCACTTTCCATCCGGTGCAACCATCTGGTTCACCTACCTCGACAAAGACAAAGACGTAACACGCTTTCAAGGACAAGCGTTTAACTGGATAGGTATAGATGAAATCACACAGTATCCTACACCGTACGTGTGGGACTATTTGCGTTCTAGGCTTCGTTCTACTGATCCTGAACTTCAGCAACACCTGTACATGCGCTGCACAGCCAACCCCGGAGGTGTGGGTGGCTGGTGGGTCAAAAAGATGTACATCGATGGAACACCAGAAAACAAAGCTTACCCTGCTTTTGACTTAGACACGGGCAAACCGTTTGTTTGGCCTCACAACCACGAAAAGGCAGGACAGCCTCTGTTCTATCGCAAGTTCGTTCCTGCACGGCTGACAGACAATCCGCACCTTATGGCAGACGGACAGTACGAGTCTATGCTAAGATCACTTCCCGAAGTTGAACGCAAACGACTTCTTGAAGGGGATTGGGATGTAGCAGAGGGAGCAGCCTTTCCTGAGTTCTCACGAACCAAGCATGTGGTCGAGCCGTACGAAATGCCAACCAACTGGCCTCGCATACGAATGGCTGACTACGGGTACGCTGCACCATCGTGTGTCTTGTGGGGTGCAATCGACTGGGACAACAACATCTGGATATATAGAGAATTATACGAAAAACACTTGACAGCAGAGCAATTAGCTGATAGAATACTAGAAGCAGAACAACTTGACCCAGTACCACACTACACTGTATTGGATTCTTCGTGTTGGAACAAGACAGGCTTTGGCCCATCTATAGCAGAAGTAATGATGCGAAGCGGAGTCAGGTGGACACCATCTGATCGTAATCGCATACAAGGCAAGATGGAAATACACCGACGCCTAGCCGACAACCCCTACACAAAAGAACCCCGCCTACGTTTCTTTTCTACATGCCAGCACATAATAAAACAAGTAGCGGGCATACCCTTGTCTAAAACAAACAGTGAAGATGTAGATACAAAGGCTGAAGATCACGCATACGACGCGCTGCGCTACGGGATGATGACACGCATGAGTGGCTACGCATCAATACATCAGCAACTTAATTCCATAAAAAACCACGTACATCAAGTACAAGATGAAGTATTCGGATACTAAATGAGCGACATTCTATCCACATTAGATGCAGAAGAAAAAGCAGCACTTATTTCTTTTAAGTCACTTCGAGAACAGTTGTTTCCTGATGGAAATATACCCGACTACAAAGAAGTAAGAGAACGTCTTACGAACGGGACAGCTACAGTTCGTGATGGTTTGATTGCTAAAATGTATGATTACGGCGTTCCTGAAAATACACTATTTAATGATCTAGACGAAACAAAAGAATTTGCTGCTAAATTTCATAAAGCTTTTTCTAAAAAAGTAAGTTCAAAAGCTGCAGGTGTATTGTCTTATACAACGCAATCAAAAACTTTACAAAGTAATTTTGGTTTGAACAACACTTTGTCTGACCTTGAAGACCTTTCAAAAACTGCGGAAAGTCCATTTTCTGCTAACTTTGTAAAAAAGATAATGGACCCTATGCTGGCGTCTGCTACTAACGTTATCAGAAACAAATTAACTAACACAAGTTCTTCTATAGGCACAGGAAAGTTAGCACGAGGGGTTATACCCTCAGAAATACTTCCAATAATACTTGAACAAATTTCTGTTATTCGTAAAGCAGAAGGAGAAGTGGCTGCTGATGCTGTATTAGGTGCTATGATGGGCATGAGAGGAAGTGACCTTACAGGCACCCGTCAAACAGCAGAATTTGCTACTCGTGTAACTCCACAGCGTCCTTACTACGATGTTAACACAGGCACTGTAGTAAATCCTGTAGAACCGGGACAAGCAGGAAAAGGTCTAAAGAAAATAGGTGATGACCGGGTGTTAGGCCCTGTTCTTAGGCAAATTTTTAACAAAAGATTTAATGAAGCTGGCCCCACACAAGAATTG